TGTTTACTCCGATGTCATGATCCAGATATTGAGCGCAAAGTACCAGGAGAATGGAATATTGGTATTTTGTGCCTCAATACAGAGATTGTACATTTCAATATCGAGAGGTACAATCTCAGATGCGCATGCAATTGCATGGAGTTGTTGTTGTGAATACATAGTCTTACAGTTCCAACAACTCCGCAACCGGTTTCACCTGCTCCATTGAATCCAATCGAGAATTAAGTTTCACAAGCATATCGGATGAATCGCACATCCCGAACAGAGTTCGGAGTGACTTGATCTGCGCCGGTTGCAGATTGGTAGCTCCGCCGCTGAGTGAGGAACAGACTTCCCGGTATGCATTCACTTTCAATGCAATTACCTTTTCCTGATCCGGTGTCATTGGGTCTGCGAATTCCATCTTATCTGCAAGAAGCGCAGTGAGAATGTCCTTCGCATCGGAGTCGAACCATTGGTATACTGATTCTTTCGTAAGTCTACCGCCGGCGGATTCAGTATTCAGGAATGCGATGCACTGTGCGACGCTGATTTCTGCATCACCCACACTTGACAGTGAACCAAGGTGCGATTCGTAAAGCGAACGAATCACCTTATCTTGTACACCTGAGAGAAACTCGCGCACATGGGGAATGAGTGCTTGAGAATTCTCTGTGATTTCGGTATCCTGAATCAGTGGCACAGAGACTGCGACACTCGGGAATTGTGCCGATGTTTGTTTTGTGCTTTTGTATCCGATCTTGGCGAGGCGCTGGCCAGTGAAAGGCGCAGTCTTCCCTGCGATGAACGGAACGATTGTGTGTTGCGAAGAAACGAGGGACATGATAAATAGACTCCGGTTGAGGTCCAGCGACACTGCCGAACCCAGAACTAGATTAGATCATGGTTACAATCGATCTGTCTGTAGTTTATATACAACAAACTAGTAACAGTATGTAACACCAGATGTGAGTATTCACTAACATCACATTCATCTGAAGTAAGCACTCACTAACATACCAATCAGTAGTGAGTGCTTACTAACCTGTTCCAATGTGAGTACTTACTTCAGAACCAGGGGTGGAGGGCTTTTTTGGGTCTGCTTGGCTGTGGTTTCCTAAAGAACCATCTCCAATTTCCTAAACTTTTTCAAGTTTGTGCCAAACTAAAAAATCCATCCACAAAAAAATCCCATAAACTCCTCAAGAATCCCCCTTGCACTTTTAATCTATCTGATCTATCATCCACTCATGATCCCGCAATCACCCACCTCCACAGAGTCCCGTGCACTGTCTTTACTAGGTCAAGGGATTGGACCAGAAATGGTCGCATCCGCAGTCGGTGTATCTGTTTCCAGAATCTCGCAGTTGCTTTCTGATTCTGGATTCTCCGCCAAAGTTGCAGAGTTGAGATATGAGAATCTAGCAAAACACAATATTCGTGACTCTGCATATGATGCACTAGAAGATTCTCTTGTGGAAAAGATGAAAGATTGTATCGCATATATGGTGCGACCGATCGAAATATTAAAAGCGATTCAAATAATTAATGCAGCAAAACGGCGCGGTTCATCTGCTCCAGAAGCGTTGCTTGCACAGAAAGAAGTAGTTTCCTTAGTAATGCCAGTACAGATTATACAACAATTTACTACAAATATAAATAATCAGGTTATACAAGCAGGAAAACAAGAATTGATCACAGTTCAATCAGGTAATATGAATACTCTTTTAGAGAAATCCAAAGAAAGATCGAAAGTACCCTCAGGTGTCCCTAATCATGTCCAACAATTATCTCATCGAGAAGAAAGCAGTGGAGCAAGCGGCTAAATTAGCAGAACTAACTGCGAAGAACAAAGCCGCGGCCAAAAATCATTTGTTACAAGTGCAATTAATTCTTGCTCGTACTTTTCCTAAGAAATAATGACAGATTCTTGGTCGAAAAAACTAGGTTTAGAAGATCCTATAAATCCAGAAGAGATTCCTGAACCTACAATTACAGAATCTGTCTTTAATACCTCCGAAATCCAAGAACTTACACGCACATCTTTAGATTTTCTCGCAGCTTTTGCTCTACCTACAGTTTTTAAGTACTTTTTTCCTCCGGTTTTCAAGTCTATCTGGTCTTGGCTTCTTTCTTATGTACACAAAACACGGGATTTCTCTCAATTAGTTATCGGTCTACCTCGTGGGTTTGGTAAAACCATGCTCATGAAGATTTTCATCTTCTATTGCATACTTTTTACTAAAAAATCATTCATTCTTATAATCTGCGGGACTCAAACTAAAGCAAATAATATCATCACCGATATTATCGGAATGTTAAATGAGTCAAATGTAAAGAAAGTCTTTGGAGATTGGAAACTTGGCGCTGAAACTGATCGACAAGATCTAAAAAGATTCGGATTTAGAGGTAGAAATATCATTCTCATGGGTGCTGGTGCCCAATCTGATATCCGAGGTATTACACTAGAAAATATTCGTCCAGATATTATAATCTTCGACGATATACAGACAAAAGAAGATGCAGATTCTGATGTCATCTCAGGTAAACTAGAAACCTGGATGGTTGGTACTGCGATGAAAGCAAAATCACCTGAAGGGTGTCTCTTTGTTTTCATTGGTAATATGTATCCTACGAAATTCTCTCTTCTACGAAAACTTAAAGCTAATCCTACTTGGGTTAAGTTCATTGCAGGTGGTATTCTTTCTGATGGAACATCTCTCTGGGAAGATCTACAACCAATACAACAACTTCTCCGAGAATATGAGAATGACCTTGCAATGGGTCATCCAGAAATATTCTTCTCTGAGGTACTTAACGATGAAAACGCTTCTGTTAATAAGTTTATTGATATCTCTAAAATTCCAGATAATCCTTACGAGGGTGAAGAACTCCATCAAGGCAATTTCATAATCATTGATCCTGCAACAGATAAAGCAAATGCAGATGCTGTTACAGTAGGTTATTTTGAAATCTTCGATGGTCATCCAGTCTGTAAAAAACTTATAGAAGAACGTCTTTCGCCTCTACAGTCAATCGAAACCGCTCTCACCCTCTGTCTAGTTCATAATTGCCGTCTTGTTGCGATTGAATCAAATGCATACCAATATTCCCATCTCTATTGGTTCAATTACATCACTCAACAAAGAGGAATTATTGGAATTAACGCTGTGGATATCTATTCAGGTAGCATGTCTAAAAACTCTAGAATCCTCAGTATGTTCAAGACTCTCCTTGCTGGAGAACAGTACCTTGCAGGGGGAGTTCGTGGCCAAGTCAATGCCCAGATCGTTTCTTTTAACCCACTAAAAACAAATAATGTAGACGGGATTTTAGATTGTCTTACCTATGCACCTAAGGTTCTTGAACTTTATGGTGAGTTTATTATCTCTGGATTAACCTTAGAAATGCAAGAGTTTGGTGCAATACCTATGCGAACTGAACTAGAAACGAGTCCATTCTAATGGCAGATACAACTTCTGAGCAGATTCCTAAAGGTCCTGGAGATTATATAGCACCGCAAGTGCTTAAAGATCCAGAATTAAGTACTCCTGCAAAAATCGTAGCAATGGCAAAAGATTACGCTGTTGGCGCGATCAAAGGAATTACTACAGATCTTGCAGGAACTCCGGTAGATCTAATGAATCTTCTCATTTCTCCTGCAACTCAGGCGCTAGGAATATACTCAGATAATCCTGTAGGCGGATCTAAAGATCTACGAGAGCGCGCCGGTGTAGGTGTAGAAGATGCAAATCTCAGAGAAACTGCAGGGAATCTACTAACTCCGGGTGGAGTAGCACATGCAATGATTGTGGCTGCAACCCGGGTAGGAAGGGACACTAATAAAGCTAATCGAATGATGAACGAGTTTATTAATAATGGAATGACTAGAACAGAAGCCGAAGGTAGAGTGTTTGCAGAAACCGGTGTGTATGTAGATAGAACTGATGCATTTAAAACTGTGATTAGCGATGCTGGAGTAAAGATTAGATCTGAAGCGTTACAAACTGTGCGCTACAAAGATGAAGCACCTCAATTTAAATCTGGAAGAATGCTTCCTGATGTAATTGATGCGCCAGAATTATTTAAATTGTATCCTGAACTTAAAAAACTTGCTATCACACCGCAACAAGGAAATTTAAATTCTGCTGTATATAATGGACAAGCTATATTTCCTTGGATTGGAATATCTCCAGGATCCTCTCAAGAACAACTCCGTAAAACACTTCTCCATGAGATCCAACACGGAATCCAAGATATAGAAAATTTTGCTTCAAAAGGTTCTAATCCAGATTTTGAAAAAAAATTCGGTCCTGTACAAGAAAATGCATTAAAGAATGTAAAAACACGGCTTGAACAAGTACTTAAAAGAAAAAATATTGATTCTACAACCATGGAAGATATAAGGTCTAAAACTCAAGGATTCAACGCTCTCCGTGATCGTTTTGAATTAGATCGTCAAAATGCTTTTAAGAAATACCAAAACAATCCAGGCGAACAAGAAGCTAGATTTACCCAAAATAATGCAGATCTATCACAAGAGTCTTTAGGACAGGAAATTCTGAATCTAATTCTTTCTGGTAAGACTCCGCAATCTCATGACACGCAAGCACTAGATACAATTGTTCGGAAAAAATAATCCAACCCATCCAATACCAAACCCATGGCCACCAATCAATCTTTCAATCTCCCCCAGAAATCCCAAGATTCTCTCGTTCAGTACCATAAGCGTGCCTACGAGATGATGAACCAACAATGGAATTTTCGTGAACAGATGCGACAGATCGATCTCCACTATATACGAGAGAAAGATCTAACCCCTGAACAACTTCTCGCACGTATTGCAAATAAAAACGGCGATGCAGATAGATACCAGAATATCACAGTACCTGTAATCAAACCTCAGGTTGCAGCCGCAGTTGCATATCAAGCTGCTATCTTTCTCTCCGATTATCCAATCTTTGAAATAGTTTCTGATCCGACTCAAATTACTGCCGCAAAACAGATGCAGGCACTGATCGAAGAAAACTCTATTCGCGGTGGTTGGACACGAGAATTTCTCCTATTTCTCTGGGATGGATTTAAATACAATCTCTCTGCTATTGAAGTAATCTGGGATAAAATTGTCACGCCTGCCCTAGAAACAGATCTTTCCTACAAAGGCGGCAAAGAAGGTAAACCTGTAGATGTGGTTTGGCAAGGTAATTGTATTAAACGCTGGTCCATGTATAACACATATTGGGACACACGTGTAATCCCGTATGATATTCCTTCTAAAGGCGAGTTCGCAGGACATACAGAACTTATGTCTCGAACGGCGCTCAAATCCTTTATTGCATCTCTCGATACTAAACTAATCGCGAATATTGTTCCCGCCTTTGAATCTCCCAGCACTCTTAATGTAACTGGCACAGGTTCTGGTATTATGGGATACTATATTCCACAAATTAATCCAGAAGTTATCATTGATCCAGCCAATGTAGATAATCATAATTGGGATGCCTGGGTTGGTTTAGTACCAGCTTCCAGTAATGGCGGACAGCGTATCGCTTATAAAGGTGTATACGAAGTATCTACAGAATATATTCGTCTAATCCCAGAAGATCATGGACTTATTGTTCCTGCGCGCAATACTCCACAAGTCTGGAAATTGATAATTGTAAATCATTCCGTTATTATCTACGCAGAACGGCAAACTAATGCACATGAAAAGATCCCAGTCTTCTTTGGTCAACCTTCTGAGGATGGTTTAGATTATCAAACTAAATCTCTTGCATCCGATGGACAACCTTTCCAACAAGTAGCTTCTGCAATCCTTAACTCAGTTATTGCCTCCCGACGCAGATCTATCACAGATCGTGTTCTCTTTGATCCATCTCGGGTTTCAGAGAAACATATGAATTCTCCTAATCCATCTGCAAAGATTCCAGTTCGTCCTTCTGCGTATGGAAAACCTGTTGGAGAATCTGTATATCAATTCCCTTATCGCGATGATCAAGCATCTGTTGGTATGGGAGAAATACAATCAATTATTGCTCTTGGTAACGTGCTCAATGGACAGAATCCGGCGCGCCAAGGACAGTTTGTTAAAGGAAATAAAACTGACGGACAGTGGGAATCTACCATGTCCAACGCTACTTCCCAAGATCAACTCACTGCACTAAAACTTGAAGCACAGGTATTCACTCCGATCAAAGAAGTACTAAAATATAACTACATGCAGTACCAAGCAGGTACTACAATCTATTCTCCAAATCAAAAGCAGAATGTACAGGTAGATCCGATCGCACTTCGTAAAGCAATTCTGGCTTTTAAGATGACTGATGGTCTTCTTCCTTCAGAGAAAGTTATTTCTGCTGACGCACTTAAAGTAGGTATGCAAGTAATTGGTTCCTCTCCTGCAATTGCTCAAAGTTACAACATTGCACCTTTGTTCTCATATATCATGAAAGCAGAGAATGTTGATCTAGAGCCATTTGAGAAATCAGAACAACAAGTCGCCTATGAACAAGCGATGGGGCAGTGGAGTCAAATGGCACAGTTAGCTATACAGAAAGGTGCAGCATTTAGTGTTCCACAACCGGTACCTGCGCAGTATGGATACGATCCTGCAAAGAATGATCCAGAAGAGGCAGGAGAGAATTCTCCAGATGACTCACAAACTGGACAATCTGCCAAACCAATGATTCCTAATCCGGCTTCTCGTGGAGGTCAATCATAATGGCTACGATTCGAATTGACTCCTCTTTCATTTCTTGGGATCTCACAGAACAAGAATTACAAGCAGGAGCGATCTTATCTTCTTTACAAAAACAGTGCATACAAAACATCATATGGCAACACGCAGAGGAGAAACTTAATCTAACCTTCACACCCGAAAATATTCAACTCGAAGCAGAGTTGCAAGGTAGGATCTCTGCACTTAAATCTCTGTTAGATCTTTCTCGTGAATTTGAGAAAGAGATTACAATTCCTTCTCAGGAGAGCTAAATCATGTCTAAACTTGGCGATGTTATGAATTCTATTTTTGGTCCGAAACCGCAGAACACTGTACCTGTTCCTGGACAAACTCCTCCCCAGAATACACAAATACAGACAGTGTCTAATAATCCTAACAATAATCCTGCTCCTCCAGGAACACAACTTTCTTCTACTACAGATGGTAATGGCGTGGTTCCGGCTGGATCCGATCAAACACCGGCATCCCCATTGGTAGAATTCAAAGACCTGTGGCAACCTACGCCTGCTGATCCGAATGCCCCGAAAAATCCTCCCCAAGGTGTTTCTCCAGAAAAACTCATGGAGGCTGCATCTAAAGTAGATTTTTCTAAGGTACTCGATCAAGAATCATTGGCGAAGATTGCAGCCGGAGGGCAAGAAGCAGTAATTGCACTGTCTACTCTCCTAAACAAAACAGCTCAGCAAGTATATGGCCAATCTATGGTAGTTACTTCACGAATTGTAGATCAGGCCGTTCAAGAAGCTACAGCCCGTTTTGCTGCCTCAGTTCCTTCGCTAGTTAGAAATCAATCAGTGAACGAAAATCTGTTCGCTAAAAATCCAGCTCTACAAGATCCCGCAGTTGCTCCAGTTGTACAAGCAATTCAATCACAACTTGCAGAAAAGTATCCCAAAGCTACTTCTTTGGAACTTGTCGCAATGGCTGAAAGAATTCTTTCTGGTGCAGCAGAAAAATTCGCTCCCCAAAAACCTTCTGATCCTAAACCAAATGGTCGTACGGAAGAAGATTGGTCTGCTTATCTCAATTAATCTATTAGGAATATATCATGCTTTTTAAACGAGTTAATTTTAGTACCGCATCGGGGACTACAGCTCCTATGCGGCAGGGTGATGGAATGTTGGGTGCAATTTCACCTGTTATTGTTGCAACAGATACGAACTTGACACTTACAGTTGCACAAATGGCTGGTGGTATGATCCAATATACTGGATTTACCGCTGGTCGTACTTTGACTACCCCAACTGCTGCACTTATTCTTGCTGCCGCTCCTGATATGGATATTGGTGATTCATTCCAATTGCTTATCAGTGTTGTTCCGGCATTTGCAGCTACTTGGGCAGCCGGCGCCGGTGTAACTCTACTTGGTCGTGCAACTACGCCGGCTTCGTCTTGGTCAATCGTTACAGTTATTAAACTCTCCGCGACCACCGTGTCTTGGAATGTTTCTTAATTGATTCCATCGCCAAATTCAAACTTCTAGGAATTTAAATCATGGCTACCGGTATTTTTAACACAAGCAATTTTACTACGGATCTTGCAGCAAAATCATTTGCGGGAATGATTACTCGGCTCATGCCGAATGGTCAAGCACCGCTGTTTGGTATGACTTCAATGCTTGCGACTGACACCGCATTGCAAGTTGAGCATGGTTTCTTCACTAAAACCATGATCTTTCCGGCTTTCACACTTAACGGCGCCATTGCAAACGGAACTGATACCACGATTACTGTAGTGTCCACTACCAATCTTGTTCCTGGCATGATTATGCAGGCTAATGGAACGGGTGAGAATGTAATTATCAATTCAATTCTTTCTGCAACCCAAATCACCGTTACTCGCGGTGTTGGTAACGTAGCTGCTGTGGCAGATGCAAATGCCTCAGATAACTTCTACCAAGTTGGCAGCGCTTTTGAAGAATCTTCGATTCGTCCAAACGCTCTCCAAATTACTCCGGTTCGTGTGACTAATTTCACACAGATTTTCCGGAATACTTGGGCATTGTCTGGTTCTGCACAAGCTACGCAAGTGATTGCAGGTGACTCAACTGTTGCAGAATCCCGGATGGATTGTGCTTCATTCCACGCTGCTGATATTGAGAAAGGTCTGATCTTTGGTCAGAAATCTCAAGGTACTCGGAATGGACAACCTTTCCGTACTATGGATGGTTTGATCAGCATTCTTTCCAACCTGGCAAATTATCCCGCCTCCTATGCTGCTGTTAATCTTACAACCGCAGGTGCTACAACTACGTTTACCCAACTGGAAAATGCGCTTGATCCAGTATTTAATCAGGCAACTGATCCTAAAGCAGGTAATGAACGAGTTCTTTTTGTTGGCGGTGCCGCACGAAAAGTAATCAATAACATCGGTCGTGTGAACTCCACGTATTTCATCCAGAACGGTGCAACTAATTACGGACTTCAGTTCGGTTCATTTAATATTGCACGCGGCTCGTTCCGAATGATTGAGCATCCGCTCTTTAATTCGAATGCAGACTGGACGAAGTATGCACTCTGTGTTGATCTTTCTACTTTCCGTGTTGCTTATCTTGGCGGTCGTAAGACTATGAAAGCCGAGTTTAATCAAGATGGTACGACTGTAGATAATGGTATTGATGCAGTTGGTGGTACTCTTACTACGGAACTCACCTGTGTTGTTAAGAATCCTCCCGCCAATGGTTTGATCAAGAATCTTACCTTGGCTGCTGTGGGTTAATTGGAGATTTATATGACTACTAAAGTAACTGTAGATGCACACGCAGGCTGGGATGTAGAAGTTGCTGTACAAGAGTTGAATGTTGAGGGTATTATAGTATCAACTACATTCGATCTTGTTCATAAAAATACGGCCAAAGATTTCTATATTCATTCTCATAAACAACTTGGAAGTGTAAAAGAGATGAAAAACGAATAGTTTCCTCCTGAGGGACGCAGTTTTTGGGATCGTTCTGCGATAAAGAAAACGATCATCCACCTTTCTTACCTCAGGAGTTTTTAATCTATCATGACTATCGAAACACTTTTCAAATCTAATCATTCTTCCATCAAGTATATCTTTAAAGATGGTGCTCCTGCTGTATTTGTATACGGAAAATACAGTACTAGTAATAAAAAATATATCGAAGAACTACAAGCAGAATGTGAATCAGGTCATCCACACATTTTTATTGATCAAAAAGAAAAAACTATTGACACCGATAAAATTGATCCGATGGCTAAGCTTAAAGAACGCCTTCGCGCAGAGATTCTTGATGACATGGCCCGACAAGCTAATCCATTGAACGATTTTGGTACTAGCGAACAAGGAACTTTTAGTCCTGCATCTACCACAGATATTGCGGCAGTTGCAACTGGCGGCGACGGTGCACAACTAGCTTCTCGTATTCAGAATCTTGTTGGGAAGGCTACACCAGCATGAACTTAGCTGAACTTCAGGCAGAAGTTATCAATATAACGAATCGTCCAGATTTGGTTGCAAAAACTTTGTCTGCGGTTCAGTCTGCTACTCTCAAAGCGCATCACACAGATTATTACTATAAAGATATCTATGAAGCGGAGGTAGATTTTGTAACAGCTCAATTTGAGCCAGATTTTGAGTATCGTACATTTGTTCCTAGATGGCGAGCGGCTAAATATTTTCGTAAATATGATCCTGTCTCTGGCGCGGCAGGATTATTTCTTACAAAGATTGACCCAGAAAATGCATTAGATTCTTATTCTCAGGCACGTACAGATATATGGTACGGTGCTGGAGAGATTATACATTTGAAGAGTTCTACAGAAGAGCGATATATTCTGATGGGATGTTACAGGCATCCAGATATTACTACCGGAACTTTTGATTCTTTCATCGCTCTAGATCATCCTTGGGCGATTGTATATGGAGCAGCTAGGACTATATTCTCCCAGATCGGTAAAACTGATGAAGCTAAAGGAATGGCACAAGAAGTTGCAGAACAATATCGACTTCTTATGACTTCTGAGATTCGAGAATTCGGAGAATAGGGTAGACTAAGGTAAGTAGAGATGGCAACATTTCCTCCGATTGTAGTAGATAATCTTTCAGACCTACAAAATGCAGTATGGCATGCGGGTACTGGTGGATCTTCTCCTGGTTGGGATACTAATAATGAATCAGGAACGTGGACATTTACTAATACTAATTTTACAGGTTTAGCTTCCGCCACACTTATGGAGCGAGTAGGATTTATTGGTGGTACGATAGATGCTGGTAATCCAGGTAAATCTGTATTGAAATATGTAAATGGTATCTGGTTTATGTTGGGACAGAATAGAAAGTGTCGAACAAGTGCAGACGGTATTACATGGACTTCTAGAACAATTCTAGGCGGTATTGCATCAAGTGAACTCTTCGACGTTGCATGGAATGGAAGTGTTTATTGCATAGTTGGCGGAGATATCGTAGGTGCTGCAAATAGTTCACTAATCTCTACCAGTCCTGATTTAATTACTTGGACAGCTAGAACATCACCGAATACAACACATTGTTATTTTGGTATTGCTTGGAATGGAACTACATTTGCTGCCGGCGGAGGAAAAACTAATCCATCCCCAACTGGTACAGAAATAACTTCTGCAGATGGAATTGCTTGGGCAACTCAACGAGGTCCTACAGCATTTGAAATCGGTCGTTTTATGGTATGGGATGGAACTAATTTTATTGCTTCTTTTAATTCTCGTGTGTGGACAAGTCCAACAGGTGTAACTTGGACAGATAGAACTGGAACATTACCCGATTTTACAACATACTCACTCATAGTTGGTTCCGGTGTAGTAGTTGCTTTAGATGCTCAAAACGGAAATAAACTCGCCACTTCGATAGATCATGGAATAACTTGGGTCGATAGAACGGCTACAAAGCCGGGTGGATTTGATATGTCATCCTCAGTTTGCGCATGGAATGGCTCTATTTTTATGTTTATCAGTGGTTTTAACAAGACAATATGGACAAGTCCGGATGCCATCACTTGGACTCAAGATACAGTCTTTACTGCAGAAACATCATATGCAAATGGAATAGCTTCTAATGGGGTACAGTTTCTTGCCGCTCTCTCGGGGTTGGATGGTTTGCTCTATTCTAATTATTAAATATCATGTCTGAAGAAGCGGGTAGTGGAGGAACAGTTTTTTTCCGTAGTATTATTTCTGTGCAATCTACGTCCACAGGTAAAAGATACGCAGAAGTCGTTGTAGATTTCATATCTCTACTTTCTACTACTGAAATAGGTTTTACAACAGATTCGACAAATAGTACAAGAATAAAAATAAATGGGGGTTGTATCACTGTTGCTGGGAACATAGAAACAAGTGGCGATACGGTAGGTTCTGATCTAGGTGCAGGAACTAATAGTGATGTATATAATTTAGCTATAGATCATTCAACAGGAAAAGTCTGGTTTGGTAAAAATGGAATTTGGGCGTTTGGCGGTGATCCGGCAGCCGGAACAGGACAAAGTGCAACCTTGACTATAGGCACATATTTCGTAGGTTTCTGTCTTTATCAAACAAATAGTAAAGAACCTATGTCAGGTCCGAAAGCAACTATTCGTACCCAATCTTCTCAGTTTACAGGAACAATTCCTTCCGGATTTTCTCCTTGGTATCCATGAAGAATCTACATGTCTAATGTTTTAATCGTAGATACTAATACATCTCTTCGCTCTTCTGCTTGGCATGCAGGATTAGAGATTGCAGTGTTTCCAGTTCCTGCACTAGAATTTCTTTTTTCTTTCTCTAATGATATAGATCTAATCTATGAAGAAGAATTCTTTGAACCTTCTTCTACTATTCGAAGACAAGTGATCTCTGATTCTCTCCAATCAGATGATTTTGCTTTTATTAGACTCTAATCTTAATTATTCCAATGGTACAACAACTACATCGAGCTAATCTATCTTCGGCAGTGTTTCCAATGACACTTGCTAAAGCAGGTCGTTCTGTAATTGTACCTGGTACAGATCAAAACTTTGATCGTAGAATTGATCCTACCGGAATCTCAAATGCAAAAGCAGTTGGTATTCCACAAGCAATCTATATGGAGAATGTATTACCTACTCCTGATGGTTTTCAATCTGTGGGTCTTAAACCTCAGACTGGGATTACTACTCCAGGAACGATAAAAGCACTGCAACAAGTTTATTTTGCTACTACAACTACAACAATATCTTCTAATCCCGTGCTTACAACACTTGAAGATGGTACTACTCCATCTGCATGGATTTTCACTTCTGTATCTGGACAAGGAATTTCTTATGCTGCTGCTCTTGAAGATGCTGGCACAGGTACATTAACTTATGCTGGAGGCTCTACTTATGGGGAAGCAGGAGTTTCTAGCGCAGTTGGAAATCCTTTACCTGCTTTTAGACTTTCTTGTATTCGAGGAAATCCTACAGATGAAAATGGTTGGAGTGTAATTAGAAGAGATTTACAGGCTAGTTTAAGTACTACTATTACATTTGTAGCAGATATTTATTTTGTCTCTGGAACTAGTACAGGATCTGCTCCTTTTAATCGTTATATAGATTTTGGGATTGGTGTAGACACTCAAGGTCAAGGTCCTAGAATAGTATATTCTGATTTAGGTAATGGAGGTAGTAGTCAATTTTATCTTGGCGCTGCAATTGATGATCAAAGCTCTGATCTAGATAATTGGGGTACAACACAAAATCTAGTCAGATTGAATGATGGAGTAGTTACAACTCCTCTTGCATATACTACCCGCTCTATTACGGCAACTATTAAAAATGCAGCGTTGACAGTATTTGCTACTCTTACAGGTATTGTAACTTCTTCTTTAATAACTAGAGGAGATTTTATAGGTTTTAATGGTCAAACTAAAATTATTGGTCCTTGGATGACTAGTGGTGATACAGTAGCTCCAGATAAGATATATATAGATAATATTAGAATTGATCAAGATATTGTAGTATCTTCAAATACTATTTTTTCTGGTGTGCGAACTCTGTATATTGCATATCACTCTGATAACACAGCAACTTGGTCTTATGATTTAGATTCTTGGGATAATAATCCAGTAACAGAAGGTACTTTTACTTCTCCTCTTACTGATTCAGAAGTGTCTTTTGGGTTAGCTCGCGGACAAGGATTTATCTGTGTTCGTACCGGTGGAAATACGAAGATCTACGAACTCTCCATTACAGGTGGAACTACTCTTGTATTCACTGATCGCACAGCAGCAATTGTAGCAACTCTTTCTGGTTTTGTTGCAAATGATATTCTAGGTATTACCTCCTCCTATAATTATCTGATCCTATATACTGCATCTACAATTCTTTGGTCTTCTACTACCACTCCCACAGATTTTGCCGTTTCTCTAGTCTCTGGCGCCGGTAGTGAAGTTCCAGGAAATCTTAAAGGAGATATCACATTCTGTAGAGAACACCTTGCAGGATTCTTCATCTACACCACTAAAAATGCAATATTTGCGGTGTATACAGGTAATTCTAGATACCCCTGGAAGTTTAGGGAAGTCGGCGGTTCATCCGGTTATACATATTCTACACAAATCGCCGGATCGACTAATGCAGAATCCCAGTATGGACTTACGAATTCTAAATATATCCAAGAATTAGTACCCGCATCTGCTGGTTTAATTGCTCCGGAAGTAACCGATTTCCTCTCTACTCAAACACATTGGGATATCTTTGATTCCGCCACAAATACATTCTCAGTCTCTTCTACAGGAACTCTTCTAGATTCTACTCAACCGCGGATTTGGTTTGTTCTGGACCGATATGTAATTGTTCCTTATGGTTTTGTATCTGGGAAATATACTTATGCACTCATCTATGATGTTCTTCTACGTCGCTATGGAAAGTTAAAAGCAACTTTCAATGCGATAGCAACAGATGATGTAGATTTCTATACAGTAGATTATGCAACCGGTGCGATCAATAAAGTATATTTCGACATATATGATCAAGTAATTACAGGTGGTGGACAGTACAAACATAGTGGTGTTCTTCTTCTAGGCAAATTCCAGTTTGTTCGTTCTAGACTTCTCCAGTTAGACGAGATTGAAATAGAATCTACTCAATCAACTACAGTTCTTCCTGCACCAACAGATCAACAGTTTTCAGTTTTTATTCTTCCATCTTTAAATGGTAAGAATTTTTCGACTCCTGTAATTCCGTATACAGATCTTAATTCTTCTGGTCCTTGGAATCATTATCTTGCGCCTTCAATAGTAGGTATAAATCATTCAATTGGCCTTAAAGGTGCTTTTGATGTGAATACTATTCAACTTGCTTTTACTCTGCATGGGCAAGAATAATGGCTGTAGGATCTAATACCAACTCAATTTCTGCACTTCTTAGAGGTTCTTTAGAAGAAGTACAAGAATCTGTTGGTATTACACAATTCCAAGGTGAACATAATTGGGTACATATTGTAGGTGGATTAATCTTTCAGGGTGGGATAGTTTCCTGTTCTGGAGATTCTACTATCTCTGTAGATTTTAATACAGCATTTCCAAAACAAGTATTAGGTATATTTACTACGCCTGCAATCTTTTCTCTTACACCTTCATTAGATAAGTTTGTAGTTAATACAGATGGTTCCGATATACAATTCTATTGGTTTGCAATAGGCGTATAAGAATCAAATGACTTACTCTAAATATCCTAATCAACCTCCTTCCAAGCACTTTTCTTGGGCCGAGGCTGAAATAACTAATCACAGGAATTTAGATAATCGTATTCCTATGGAAATCTGGCCTGGAATTCTATACTCTGCAATTGGTATGGAGTCGATAAGAACGGTATTGAATGCATTTTCAATCACAGTCTCTTCTTGGTACCGATGTCTTGAACTCAACCGCGCAATTGGATCAAAAGATACATCTCAACATATCCAAGGTCTTGCAATAGATTGGATATGTCCTAGTTTTGGTACTCCATACCATTGTGTTCTTGCTTGTATAGAACAAAGAGATTGGATTAATTTTGATCAGCTTATTCTTGAACGGGGTTGGATTCACACTTCGTTTACAATCCCTGGTACTAAACCAAGGAATCAAGTGTTAACATTGCTTTCAAATGGCACTTATGTTCCAGGAGTAACAGACATGGATGGGAACTCATTATGAAAGATGGATCTCAACATGATATGTTACTTGATGCAATAGGTGCAGTAGATGCAAAAGTAGATGCACTTGCTACTTCTGTCCAAGGTGTAGTAGCCGCTTTTGAAGCTTTTTCAGGCGCGATGAAAACAGTTGAAACAGCAGGTAAGATTGCTAAACCGCTGCTTTGGATAATGAGTTTTTCTGCATTACTTCTCAGCGGTTGGCACTATATATCTGATTGGTTTAGTGTGCATTTTCATAGATAAAGAACTGAAAGGAATATATCATGGGATATGAGGCTTCAACAGATTTTGGTAATGTAAATACTGCTAAATATACTCGCGGTACTAGTACAATACAAAAACAAATCTCTCAAGAAGGTATCAATAAATTAATTTATGATGTACTATCAGCAGATCAAGGTCTTGCAGCTCTCGGTGGCGTAGAAAGTGCTTCTGGAGGATTTAAAAGCTCTTCTAAGAGCTTGTTAAGTCAAGATTTGATAGCAAAACTTGTAGGTGAGCTTGCTAATGTGACTGCACCTACAGTTAAAACTAATCAGGATTATGAAGATACTAATACCTATAAATGGAATGTTGGTGCCGCTGCCAAAGGAACTGTAATCTGTACTGAACTTGCATCTCAAGGTAAACTTGATCTGAAACTCTATTCCGCAGGTCACGTACATTTCTGGACACTACCAAAACAAACTGTTCGAGGTTATCATTTCTGGGCGCGATCTGTTGTTAGTTTGATGCAAAAATCTCCGCTCTTATCTTCTCTTCTGGCGCCGATCGCAAAGAGCCGTTATGAATATATCGTACACGGAAAGATCACATTCTGGGGTATGGTGACTGTATATATCGGTCAACCAGTTTGTTATCTTATTGGAACGATAGTACCAGATAGGTATCTGCCTGAACACGTGAGTCAGAATCAATAATTAGGATAATTTCTCATGGCAGAAGCTAATCCAGTTCTAGATCTAATCAACTCTCAAACCACTAAAGCAATCTCTCAATCGGGAGATTTGCTTCAATCTAATATGGATTTGGTTCGGAGAACTGAACAATATGCAACCGCGGTTAGTACAGAATACAGTAAAGTAGCTAAGGCACAAGAACTTGTTTCTCTTACTAAAGGTTTTGGAGATCTACAGGCACAACAAGCAATTCAAAGAGATGCATTTGCTGCAGGTATGGATCCAGGATCTACTTCAAATGACATGATTGATGCGTTGGCAAAGCATCGAACTGAGACTCATAAGTTGGAGGATCTACTCGGTGCCTGGGATAAGAATCAGAGTATTCGTTTCTTTGATGATCCAGAAGCCTGGGTAAAGGCTAGATTTAATGAAGGTAATCTTCGCGGAAGTATTGAACGTACTGCTGCATCCGCAGATTTCCAGAATAAGCGTGCAATGAATCTCGGTGCTACAGTACAAACTGCTGTAGTTACTGAGAAAGCAATTGCATCAACAATCACTGCCGCCAGTGTAGAAGCACAAGCAACTATTGTTTCTGCTGAAGCACGAATTGCTGCGGAGAAAGCTGCTCTAGAGGGTTTTGCTGCTAATACTAAGGGTGTACAATTCGCTTTAACTGCTACTGAACAACAACTAGGATATTTAGCACATCAATCAAACGCACAGAATCAAGCAAAGAATACTGAGATTGCTTTACGTCAGGTAGCAGTTTCAGAAGCTACTTTAGAAGAAAGAAAAGCTGCTTGGGAAGATAGAAAAGATGGTAAGACTATAGATGAATTTGTTACACAAAGAATAGTTCAAGGTAGATTGAATTTTGGATATACTGGAGATATTTCACCCGCTGCCGCAAAAAGCTATTTACAATTATATAAAACAGGCGATCCAGAAATTGTAAAGTTTTTCCATTCCGGAGATAAATCTCTTACCGCTGGCAGACCGATTATAGGTGCAACTCCTGCAGAATCTGCCAGAGTACTCAATTCTGGACACAATCTCCCTGAAGGTAGAGAAGGTGCTGTAGGTATTCTATCTCGTGGAATGGAAGCAGCGCTTGCTAAAAGATTAGATCCGAAAAAGAATCCGGACGAGTATAATAAAGCAGTTAATGATTATGTTAAAGAAGAGGTAACACGAGACGCAACTAATATCACTCCTACTTCTCCTAGGTGGGTAGGAGATTTAAAATCTTATCTTGGAGATCCTAATACTCCGCACTCTGGTCTTGCAGCTCTTATGGCATTACCAATTTCACAGAAAGTATTCATTCCTGTAATTCAAGCAGGACAACCGCTTTCTGATCCTACTCTAATCCGCTCTTTAGGTAAAGAAGCAGTGTTTAAAGGAGTTATTACTTCTTCTGAATATTCCTCCGGACTTAGTGCAATCTTTACTCGTGCTAATGAAATTAATCTCCAATCGAATGACTATGTAGGATTAGGTATTCAGATTCCTAATGCCGGAAAGAATTATCCTGTGCGTAAAGGTGTGTTTGCAGGAAAGATTGATATGATGAATGCAACTGAACTTGGTACTGATCTTGCTCAAGATCTTGCTAAAAGGTTATTGGCGATTGAACAAGGTAAACAAGTAGGTCGTACTCAAGGTAATTTTAAATAGCCTATGGCCGATCTCCAATCATATCTAACCGCCGCCGATAATCATAATATCGGTAATCAAAATACCTCTTGGCTCAATCCAGAAGATTGGGGCACCAAGTTTGGTAATATCGGTAAGTTCGCCGCAACTTCAGTTCTCTCCGGAGCGAATTCTTTTTACAATTCCGGAATCGCAATTGGTAATCTTTTTGGTGCAGGACTTCAAGAGAATGATACATCTGGATGGATTAGTGCAGTAGATTCTGATTGGGGTGTATACTATAGACAGAATAAGGAAGCAACTGATCTAGCAGGATTTGTTCTTGGTTCTATTATTCCAGGTCTTGGTGGAGTTAAACTCCTGCACGCTGGACAGACCGCACTTACCGCCGCAGTTACTAAAGGTTTCATTGGTGGCAATCTTGCTAAAGCAACTGGACTTCTAGTTCCAGATGCGGCTAAGTTTGTAGACTTGGCGGCAGCGCAGATCAATGCATCTACCACTTCTTTCAAACTTTTAAATATCAACACCGCTCAAGCTATTGGTCGCGGTCTCTGGCAGAATACTCTTGAATCTGCTGCGTTTGAAACAATAGTTCAAGCAACAATGTTCAAATCTCCTGTCTTAGAAGAACAGACTAAAGGAGATATTGTTGCGAATATTATGATCGGTGGTGCTCTTGGTGGTGCAATTGGCGGAGCATTTGGAACTGCAAAACTCTTTGGTAAGATTAAAGAATCAGTTAATCTCGAAGGTGCAACTCGTCTTCCTTTCCAATCTAGACCTGCATTTGCAGAAGCAACTTCTCCGTGGCAGAAGATTATCTCTTACGCAGATAATAATGAAACTAATCTGATTCCACGAGTTCTTACAGATCCAGAAGGTAATGTAGTTCAAAATCTTGTAGATCCTAAACTTATTGCGAATAGGATCGAAGCGAATAATAATGGTATTCGTACTGCGATACATGAAATGTCGGGGGGAGATACAGATCTAGGAAATATTGTAGCCAATATGGCACATAATTCTTCTGCAGATAAGTATCTCCAAGACTTCTCTGGTGCTATTAATATTACTCGTGCGAATAGTTCTTCTCCTGCGGAACTTGCCGTACAGAAAGCTGAAGTCGCAGGAAAACCTTCAGAAGATTTTGCTAATCGCTATGTAAAACTTATCGGAGAATTCGCAGGAGAAACAACTGATACAGCTCCGGTGCTCTTATCTTTCGGAGATATCTTCACAACTCTAAAACAGATTGTTTCCAAAGTTAATTCTTATGGATTTAAACCCGGAGATTTGTGGAATCCATTAGAACTCAAAGGCGGAGCTAACACACATCTAGAAGCAGAGGCTAGATATATCTATGCATCTCGCGCTAAACCTATTAAAGCTGGAACTCTGATCCATTCATATGATATTCCTATGCTTGAGAAAGCATATATGGATAATCAATTGAATATTAGAATTGCAAATCCAAATGATTTATCTCTCAAACCTTTTATTCCTTCTTCTAGAGCAGAATTATATGATTATATAAAAAATACTAAGATTGAAGTGGCGAATGAATTACTTCTTCGTATGTCTTATAAAGGTGGCATTCCTATTGAACAAGGAACTGAGGCCGCTGCTAAGATTGCAAATATTCGTAGATCGTATTTAGAAGGAACTCGTTCACCTGATGAATTTACAGATCTATTCGCGAATCAATCTTTGACACAAGAATATAGAAAGATGATCAAAGATAAAGGACTTTCTACTTCTGGATCAGAGATGGAAATTGATCCTAGGTATCTACCAAAATATGCGAAAATCACATATTGGATTGATAAAGATCTTGCTGGTGCCGGTGCAAATGTTGCAGATGCAATTACATTCTTTAAATCCCAACAACAATTCTTCACAGATTCCGCGAAGAATGTATTCGCTAAGATTGCAAAAGAACGGGCACAGTGGTTTCCGGATGTAACAGATAAAGAACTACTCAAATCTCAGCGTACTGGAGAATCTGCTGGAGTATTCTCTGGATCAAAAGCAGGTTATGGAACTCCTGGAGGTTTGTGGGATTTTGTAGGTTCACATACTAGAGCACTGCTACAGGATGAGAGAAAAATAGTTGGAGATTCTCTAGCTTCTTCTCTTACTGCTCTTGGACAGAATCCAAAAGCTGCAATTGAATTCTCCGGTATTAATCAGAAAGTTACTCGCTCAGGTAAACTCTGGAGACTCACACCAGAGAATGATGGACTTATCTCGATCGAGAAAGGTGCAGGAATAGAATCAGATTTTATTCCGATCGAAAATTCAGAAACTCTTAAATTCATTCAAGATCACATCTCCCTCTCTGGTTCCCGCACCGATTCTTGGAAAGAAATTAACTCTGTTCGCGGTCATGCAGATGTAAAAGATCCTTCTGTATTTCGTCCGATTCAACCTGATCTAAGACAATACCAACACTTTGCATTTGTAACTGATCCTACTGTAACTGGTACAGGTCATAAAACTATGATCTTTGCAGCTTCAGAGAAAGAACTTCAAGCTCTTGCAGATCGAGTACCTACACAATATAAAGTAATCTATAAAGACCAAGTCGAACAGTTTAAACTTGCGAGACAGGAATATGAATATTCCAGAACTCTCCATGAAAACTACTTCAATTCAGATCTCGCCAATCGAGGAATCGCAAGCGATTTTTTCCCTAAGAGCGATCCTGCAAAAATCGTTGATGATATCTTACAACAACACTATAGAGAATCTGATACTCTTATCCGAGAAGCTGTGCGACTGCGATATGAACCCCAGTTCAATTGGCTGGAAGATCTCGGAAAGCAACACTCGCAAACTGAAACCTCAAAGTTTGCTTCGAAAACTGAAATCCTTGAGAAGACTTCAGACAATCCGTATTTCAATTATATTAAAACAGCGCTCGATATTTCAAAAATCTCCGAACACCCTTTGATTCACGGGTTTAATAAATCCTTGGATGAGGCAGTCAGTAAGGCTGTAGGAGTTATACAAGAAACTTGGAAAGGTGTTAAGACCCCAGAACAATTAGGACAGATTAATTCTGCTCTAGACCAATATGGAATTAAACCTGCATTCTATGATGCATCTCTGCAAGCGCTTGCGAATCACACAGCACCGCGCGGAGAGTTAACTAAGTTTGTTCGATCTGCAAACTCTGTTCTATCTCTTTTCACTCTCGGTCTGGATCCTCTCAATGCACTTAACAATGCAATCGGATCTAATATTCTTCGAGGTACAGAGACACGATTCATTACTAATGCAATCAAATCTGGTAATACTGAAATTGCAGGTGATCTTGCTAGTCTAGCTAAGATTGCTCTTCCCGGTACTGGTGATCTCATTCTCTCTCCTACAAAACTCCATGCACAAGCTATTCGTAATTTCTTTCAGGATGATGGATCCCTACTAGAAAAATACAACCAGATGGGTTTTAATAAGACAAGGTTAGAACAACTAAAACTTCTGGTAGATGATTTTACCCTCAAAGGTACAGAGACAGTTGGTGAGTTGAATACTAGATTAAACACTGCTTTTGCTCGTGCTAAAGATCTTTCTAAGACAGGTGAAAAATTCTCTGGTAATCCTCTTGCAGAACAATTCAATCGATTCATCTCGGCAAATGTGATGGATCAGATTACATCTCTTGGAATTAAGCACGGATTGATTGATGAAGCAACTGCTGGCGCTTATATCAATACATTTGTAAATCGAGTAGAAGGTAATATAATTGCATCACAGCGACCACTGATTTTTCAAGGACCTATTGGACAAGCGATTGGGCTTTTTCAATCTTATCAATTCAATCTTCTCCAACAACTTTTCAGATATGTTGCAGAGGGGACTAAGAAAGATTTAGCAATTCTAACAGGATTACAATCTACTCTATATGGTGCACAATCCCTTCCCGCCTTCCAATTTATCAATACCCATATCGTTGGACAGCTCTCTGGAAACAAAGAACACACTGATGCTTATGATGCGGTATATGGAACTGTCGGCCGTACTGCAGGTAACTTCATGCTCTACGGCATCCCGTCCAATCTCCTTCAAGCAAACATCTACTCCCGTGGAGATATAAATCCAAGACAGATAACTGTTCTTCCTACATCTATGCAAGAGATTCCTCTTGTATCTGGTTGGGGTAAGTTCTTGGACTCGATGAAAGAGACAATAGGAAAGATTGCAGGCGGAGGAAATATATGGGAATCTATTCTTCAAGGTATTGAACATAATGGAGTATCAAGACCTCTTGCAGGAATGGCTCAAGTCTTTCAAGGTTTTGGACCTGGTGGACAAGTATACTCCACATCTAGTAAAGGTTCTATACTCTATTCTAATGATCTCGCTAGTTGGGCTAGTATGGTTCGGTTGGCTGGAGGTAGGCCATTGGACGAGGCAGTAGTTAATGATGCATTATTTAGGGTAAGAACGTATCAAGCAGCGCAGACTAAAGATATGGCAGCGCTATCCGAGACTATTAAAACTACAATGATTAAAGATGAATCTGCTACTCCAGAACAGATACAAGGATTTGCAGAGAAATACGCTGCTCTTGGAGGTAAGCAGGATGGTTTTAATAAACACATGATGAATCTATTTCGCAATGCAAATGTTCCTCAGGCTCAGCAAATTGAATTAGGATTGAAAACTCCATTCTCTCATAAGTTGCAATTACTTATGGGTGGGGTTGATGAATAAACTAATTAGGAATTTATATGCAATATAAAGGTACGTTTGAATTCGCAGAATATACTTCTCCTCCTAATCCTAATACAGGTGGTTTAAGTTCTGCAAATGGTACGAGTGAAACTACAGGAAGAATTGTTAGATTAAGTGCAGCCCAGATCGCCAGCCCCACTGCTGCGATCCTGGCGGATATTACTGCTATTTATCAAGATTCTGTTACTGCCCGCAGATATCGGTCAGATGGGACACAATTGTGGTTAGCGGATATTCTCGGAATCTACCCCGCGCGAATACTGTCACAATCTGGCATACCTATCGGAACCCCATCCAGCGGAACTATAGCTGCAAATGGCGCCCTGACTCTGACCACGGCCATGTCGTATATCTATGACGCTGGCATCTACCTTCTGTTTCCAGCTAACGCTGTATTTGCCGGCAGTGCGCAAGGATTCTACTATTGCGTCATGTCATCGACCACTGTCGGCACAATTTTCAATAATGTCTATACATCTGGTCAGATATCAATACCAGTATCGCCAACAGCAATTTCTGCTGCTGGTCCTGGGGCCTACACGCAACTCATTGGATCTGATATCGATACGCTTTCGGTTACCTTGACAGGCGGGACTATGCTGCCTAATGGTAGATTGGAGGTCATTTCGGGATTTTCATTCCCAAACAACGCTAACAATAAAGTTTGGGCAGCAAAGCTCGGAGGCAGTTCACTTAGTGGTGGTGTGTTTACCACAGGGACAAATGGGGCCGCATGGGCTCAAACTGCAAACGCAGGCAGGCAGGATCGACAAAGAATACTAAGCTCCAACAATGGCTTTCTCAATGCCACGTTCGGACAAATTAGCCATGGAACTCAAGATACTTCAACAAACAAAACGGTTTCGATCACGAACCGATTGACGGTGGCGACTGATTATTTAGTGACAGAAATGCACTCAATAATCGTAACCCCACAAGCGTGAGGCCAATGCAATGACAGCCTGGGGCGGGACATTCCCGGCTCCGACTTATGAAGTCGCGTTTGGGTTAACTAATATCCTGGTTCCTTCAGATTTTGTAGGCATGCACAGCCACAGATACCCAACAACAGTTGGATTGCCGGATTCTCCAGCGCCAACATTCGGATACGGTTCGGCACGCACACATGATTCTGGTATAGGCGGATGGCGCACCTTGAATCCGTCGTCTGGTACATTTAATTGGACGACGGCAGATGCTTTCATAAACACGATGGCCGGCCAAGGGAAGACCATAATCTTCACCGTGTTTCACACTCCGTTATGGGCCGCTAAAGTAGCGGATCAAAGTTTCGCTGGTCCCTACGGGAATTTGGGGGAATGCGGCGTACCAAATAATATGGCTGATCTAGGAACCTTTGTAACGCAACTGGTTACTAGGTACAATACAAGTGGTCCGCGTAAAATACAGTATCTGGAAATCTGGAATGAGCCGAGTTTTCTTCAAAATCATACTGGTTTTTATTGGGGCTCAGCGGCCGAATTGGTAACCATGGGAGTTACTATTCGCAACGCAGCAAGAGCGGTTGACTCCGGTATACAGATTATCTCGCCAGGGTTCACTGGTTCGACTGTGGACATTGCTTCATGGCTTGCCGCTACGGACCCAGGCTCCGGCCAACAAGGGAAACAGATCATCGACATGCTGGCGTACCACCCGTACGCAACATTGCCTACAAATGGTGCGTTTAGATCGGTTTACGATTCACTGAAGAATGTGCTCTTCGTCGCAGGTATACCAACGATGCCAATGACCTACAACGAAGTTGGCATAGATAGCGCAGTTGGATCACCAACGATGCTGGCGTTCTACGCCAAGACAACACAACAACGAAAAGAACATGTTTGGAGAATGCTAGCAATTAGCGCTGCGTTCGGCATCAAGAGTTTTTACGGGTATTCGTACAGTTCATCATTGTTTGGTGATCTTGTTGCTGACAGTAGTGGCGCTATCGCCGCAATAGATGAATTTCACAACCGAGTCCCTAACAAGACTATTGCTTTAGCAACTCAGAGAGTTAGTGATGGACGGGTGACTCTTAATTTCACGGACGGTACATTGGTACAGATGTAAACGAAACCCGTCGCACGGAACGTGACTAGCTTGCGAGCACGTAGGTTTTACCTGGGGTTCGGACCTTCCATCTAGGGCGTTTTGAAACCATGGACACTCAAACAGCAGTAACCCAAATCACAGCAGCGGCTACCCCAGGTTGACATGAACAAAGCCGTGTACCGCAGAGTGCCGAACTAAGTTACTAAATCTACAGGAATATTTTCATATGCAAATCCTTTTTGAAAAAGATAAACAAAAACACGCACTGGTAGGTGCCTTCATTGGTCTTTCTTCGATCTGGTTTCCAGGTGCTTTAGTATTCCTAGTAGGTTGTATAGTTGCAATAGGTAAAGAGGTATATGATTATTACCATCCACTTAACCATACACCAGATGTGACAGATGCATTGACTACGATCGGTGCTTTGAGTTTGGCAGAAGCGTTTGTTGCTCTTGCATCTAGATATTTCTAACCTTTTTCGGAGAGTTTCATGGGATTAGATATTACAGGTATTGGAGCAATCTTTGATTTTGGTACTAAGATTGTAGATAAAATCTTTCCTGATAAAGTAGCTCAGGAGAAAGAACGTCTTAATGCTCAGATCATTCTTGCAAAGATGGAACAAGATGGAGATATTGAAAGACTCAAACAATCTCTCAGTGCCATTCTTGCAGAAGCTCAGAGTGCAGATCCTTGGACTTCTAGAGCTAGACCTTCCTTCATGTATGTAATCTATGTGATGATTTTATTCTCTATTCCTATGGCATTCACTTATGCTTGGAATCCTGCATATGCGGTTAATGTAATTCTTGGAATGAAATCTTGGCTCGCAGCGATTCCTGATTCTCTCTACACTCTTTTTGGTGTAGGATATGTAGGATATACAGGCGCTAGAAGTTTTGAAAAAGGCAAAGGAGTTACAAAATGAGTGGTTATCTTGGCAGAGGATATGCACAAGCAGTTGCAATTACACCTTCAGATGTAACAAATTTTACAGAAGGGGTTTGTAGAGCAATCTATGTCGGCGGTGCAGGTAATATTACCGCAGTTATAAACGGTAATGCAATTCTGTTTACAGCGCCTCCTGTAGGAACTGTTCTGCAAGTAGAAGCTTCACGAGTTAATGCAACCGGTACTACGGCTACTGCGATGGTAGCATTGAGATAGGCAGGAATTTTTCTAGTGGCCTGTAATCGTCCAATTAGTTCTACTTTTACAACTCCAAGTTCTGGATCCGGCTCCGGTTCTGGATCTAGTACAACTAATAATCTTACAACTCCAGTTCTAGTTTTCTCTGTCGATCCAGATCAAGGAGACCCCGGAGATAGAGGAGTTCAAGGACTTAAAGGAGATCCTGGATCTTCTGGAACCGGCGGCGGTGGAGCAGGAGTTCCGTATTTTCCTGATTGGGTACAAGAAGAAGAAGCAATTTCTCTCCCTGGACCTACAGGTGCTGGAGGTGCACAAGGTCCATCAGGTTTAATTGGTCCCTCAGGTAATATAGTTTTTGCTCTACCTCCTGATGATCCAGAAGAATCTATTGCTATTCCAGGTTCTACAGGAGCAGCAGGAACTACTGGTTCCCAAGGTATTCCAGGAACAGTAGCTTTTGTAGTTAATCCAGATGACCCGGAAGAAGCTATTGCAGTTCCAGGTCCACAAGGAATACAAGGTATTGCAGGTACTAATGGTTCACAAGGTATTCCAGGAACTATTGCTTTCATTCTAGCGGGAGATGATCCAGAAGAAGCAATAGCAGTTCCTGGACCTAGAGGTATAGATGGTATTATAGGTTCTAACGGCTCACAAGGTATTGCAGGACCTGCATTTGCAATCTTACCTGACGATCCTGAAGAAGGAATGATTGGTCCAGTAGGACCTAGAGGTGCATCAGGTAGCGGTGGAGGTGCAGTTACTTTTTCTCTGGCTACTATTACGGGTATAGCCTACGATACTCAATATGCAGAAGCTACGGTAACTGATGCAGCAATAACTGCTACAGATAATATACTAATCTCTTGGGGCTCAGTTCTAGACTCTGATGAAAATACTCCAGATATGGGTGAAGTTGATTTCAGTGCAGTATCTGCGGCCGGCTCAATGATAGTTCGTTTATCTACAGAAGATCCGCTAGATCGTCTTGGTGGAACATATAAGATTAAATATTTGAGAGGATAAGGAAATAATATGTCACAGATTCTGGATGCACGCGGTAATCCATTCCAAGGCTCTCTCGATTCTATTACAGGAGAAACTCTTACTGATGCTCGCGCAGCTACAGTAACTCTGAGTGCGGTAAATGCAGAATCTCTGATTGATATACAAGGTAAAGCAATTGTACGAGTAGATTTGAGAACTGCGGCGGCCGTACTTACCGTAGTTTTCGAAGCTACCCAGGATGGTACTAATTACTTTGCTCTGCCCGCATATGCAGAACAACAATTGCTTGCAGGCATAGCAACACAAGAAACTTTTATTGCGTCGCTTACTTATGCAACAACGGGTTCTGGTACATATGTTGTAGGTGTTTCTGGTTTCCGCAGAATGCGTGTTCGGGTATCGGCATTTACTTCCGGCAGTATTACTGTAGGTCTGCGAGGCAGTTCAGCGGATGAGATTATTAATGTACGCCAGTTGCCATCAAACTTCCATGTCACCGCTACCGCTGCTGCTAATACTGCTGCCACTGCAACTCTCCCCGCTGTGACTGGTTTGTTCCACTATATTACCCATATCAATATTGTTCGCAATGCTACAGCAGCGCTGGCGGGTACTGCAACAATTATTCACACTTCGACTAATCTTCCTGGATCTCCTGCATGGAGTGTAGGTAACGCAATGGCTGCTGGAGGTACACAGGAAGATGTTAACTACACCCCTACAACTCCTTTGAAATCTATCGCTGCCGGTACAGCAACTACTGTAGTTGCAGCGGCAGGTGGTGCTGCTGTACTTGGTCGAGTTAATGTATCATACTATCTTGGAGCTTAAATATGTCAATTTCTGGTTATTTAATTGCGTTAGAATTTAATGTTATGACTGTAATGCCAGATCAGGTAACTCCTGCAGGACAATGGACTTGGCGATTGAGTCATCAAGTAGGAGATCAAGCAGGAGGTCTTGTATTTGTTCCTCTTGGAGCACATACAGAATCTGAATTATTGTCTCTAGTACAGTCTGCAGCAGTAGTTGCTGTAAACAACGCTACAAACAACGTAGAAGAATTTACGGTGTCAGATGTACGGGGAGGGAGCTTCTAATGCCACAATCACCAGCAAAAGTTTTTGCCCGAGTTTTTAGTTATTCTAGTCCCGATACTCCTGCTAACGGAGCTTTGAAATTTACTATTGAATGGAGACTGCTACAAGCTCCTTTTGAAAGCGGTAAAATATCTATTACCCCTGATCCAATTACTAGTGATACTAGACTTAAAGACGATCTTCGAGATGCTTTAAGTACTTATCTTTCTACTAGATACTTTCCAGTAGAATTCCGCCCACGGGATATTGTAGGTTATTCCGTGTAATTTTAACTTTTTCTTTTCATTACTCTTAGTAACCCCTTAAAGGAAACTATCAACCATGGCTGCGAATAAAAAGTTCCGTTTCGGTCCTATTGCTCTTACTACTACTCTTACAGCTAACCTACTTAATCCTCCTACTGCCGCAGGTGGTGTTAATGGTGGATCTTCTTCTCAATATATTCTTATCTATTGGCTCAAGTGGGTGAATAAGACAGCGGGTGCAATTACTCATACAGAATATCTTGGTGCCACCGGCGCTAATGCCGCAGGTACTGAACTGGCACTTGGAGAATCTGTACCAGCGAATAGTACTGCTGAGAAATACTTCCCGAGTGGATTACGACTCGATGCGGCAGATTTCTTGGTCGGCGGAGCATCTGCGAATACTTCACTAACGTTATACGGCGGCGGTGAGATTGGAGTATCTGGATGATCTAGAACTTGTAGGACAAAGAAAAAGCCCCTTGGATTTAGGTCCTTGGGGCTTTATTCATTGTGGAGATAATTTATCTATACCACATCCCAATCTGTTGCAAGTAAATCAGTTTGAGAGGCCACCCAAGGAACAATAGTTCCATCAACTGTTTTCATATCTATATGAGCCTAATAAATTATTTCTGTCCCTTTTGGATAAATACCCAAAAGCGGCGGTCTATTTACAATAAATTTCGATCCCGGCACAAGAAAAATAAACATTCCTTTACCGTTCCAACTACTTCTAGCGCATTTAGCGTCGTCGTATTTAATTGCTTCTAGTACTGCACCAAAATCCATATTAATCTCCTGTACGTGTCACTGAATCACTGAATCACTGAACAATCTCTTTCCCATCTACATCTACAATACCAGGACTATATAAATGTCCTATCCTCCTCGATCTTAGCACATCTGTACACACCTTACACACTTTTAGTATATCATCTTTAGTATATTCTCCATCTAGAATCACACCGCAGAAAGCACTTATCTCACAGAGTTGGATATAGATATCCATATTAGTCTGTGCTTGGAGAATCAATAGAAGCTCTGGGTGATGATTGATTTCTGCTCTGAGTTCGATAAGTTCTGTTTCGAAGTAATGATGATAGATGATTTACTCCCAAAGTTGATTATGATTGAGAATAGTAGTAAGATATTTTGCTTGATAAATTGAGTCTTCCAATGCATTGTGTGCTTCTATATTAACTGGTTTAAGAAGTTTTTGAAATGCAAACATTTGATATATAGTTCTAGCATCTCGCATTGCATTATATTTCCAAGGTGGATTATCTCCATACGCATGAGATAGAATAGAAATATCAAAAGTAATTCCATTAGCCCAAATTACATATTTTTCTTTTGGGAGCCAATCAGAGAATTGTTTAAGTACCGTAGAAAGTAAATTTTCTGTAATTAAATCAGGTCTCGGAATAGATTGTTTTTCCCAGAATTCAATTGTAGATTGTGTAATAGATCTATTTCCTTGACTTTCTTCTGAAGAAGAAATTGGAGAATAGAATTTATGCACTATTCCTTCTGCATTGAATATTACAGCGCCAATTGAAATAATTTTAGTATCAACACTAAGACCAAGAGTTTCAATATCTACCATTACATGAATAGTCATAATTCAATTACTCCTTTGTAAGTTCTTTATATTTATCACTCAAACTATCTGCGTTTGCTTGTAGAATCCTCTGATCAGAGATATCGTATATATTTTGCAGGGCGCGAAGATAGAAACGAATAGTACCTAATTTTTGAACCATCTCTTGCTTTGAAAATTCAAGAGTATAATTCATACTTTCAGACATAATATTTTCAAGAGCTGTAGATATCATTTCTTTTTTATCGTACAGTGGAACTATTTGTTTCACAAATAGATCATATCTAATTACACTCGGTTCTTTATCATCATGTTGTATATAGATCCAATCATTTGAATAGGCAACTGAATCTGGATCGTCTTTTGATTCGTTCACCAAAAATACATCGTTGGTCGGGTTCATGTATTCATCTCTCTTTCTTCTTTAGATAGAATTGAAAAATCAACTAAACTAGAATCTACATCTCCTAGTATCTTTCTTCTAGGTAAGAATCCTCCCCCTTCAACTTGTTGTATTTTATCCGCTGCTACTAGATTCTGTAATAGTGTTGCAAGATCTGTCATCTTTTCTAGATCATTATTTACGTGTTTCCAGATATCTTTGAATCGTGAAATACTTGCATTGGATAAAATGATTTGAACAACTTTGTGACTTGTATCTGAATGTCTGGATTTTCCGATTTCACCAAGAGCTTTAGGCATATAGTGTTCAGTGTATGTAAGGACTGTGTTAGCTCTGATAATGTCATATTCAATGACTCTGGTGTCGAATCTAATTGCAGCATAGATGAGCACAAGTTTAAGCAAGTGGTTAAATCTGCGATTCGAATAGGAAGCAAATCTTGGGTCATCTATATAACTCCATGAATGATATATTTTATCTAATAGGTTCTTGGATTCAGAGGATACTTCTAATTCTCCGGGAGCAAATGCTCGTAAACGTTTTAGATAATCAACTATATATTTCGTATCCCCTGGCGGCGGTTCGGGTGGAAATGTAATTTTTGGCCTAATTCTTTCGCCATATATGAGGAGTAACCGTGAGAAAAACCCTTGCCCAAGAACACTCGGAGGAAATGCTGCTGCGAAATTGGTTTGTGTATTCCCTCCCAATATTGAAATCGTTGGGTTAGGTATATAATCCGACGCTGAGTTTTTAAGTTCATTCTCATATACTCCTTCATAATCCCAGAATTCACCTAGGAGAGAGATGAAATCTATATTACTTAATCCTATGAAATTATTAAATTCATCGTTACAGACAAAACACTCTGTAATCCTAGAGGTTTCATTCTTTCCTCCGAAAATATTCTCTTCTAGTATATCTTCTATCACATCTGTACCATTCATTCCTCTAGCTAGTTTTGCCATAAACTTCTCCTTGGAAGTCTTATTCGGCGCAAATGTATGATATCCTGCCTGTGATACTAATTTCTTTGCTATCTTTATTGCTGTGGTTTTCCTTGCTCCCGGCTCACCGATGAGCATACCATAGATATTAGGATAGACAGTAAAATGACCAAATTTGATCCATACGTTTCTTGCTAAAAGAGCAGAAATAGAAATGACAGCACACCATCTATGATAGATTGCACACGCTTCTGTTTCCTGAGTGTATGATAAATATTGGTCAAAGAAATCTCCTTCCTTCATCGGGAGGCCCTGGAAAGATGTTATGATTGTAATTTAAAAAATTTACAAAGTGCAAAAGGACTTGTAACAAAACTATTTTTTAGGCATTTATATCTATCTTTTTTGGATACGACACTTATATCATGAACATAGTCTACGCAATTTGAGCAAGACACTCGTTCTCGCGGAGTTTGGTAATCACAATTTCTGTGTTTCTGCTTGATCGTGAGTTTAATAGGTTTTTCTTGGATCATATTCTGGTCCTATGAGTTTAACTCGATAGGTATCTGGAACCATAAGTTCTTGACAAAATACAATACAATATCCTTTCACTGGATCATTCATAATTGTAGACGCCATTGAACCTGTAAGATGTATATCAGCTTGTACATCTCTGTAATGCCATTTCATTGCAGGATTCCATTGAACCATGTAGTATAGATATTCTGGACCAGTTGGTACAAAATACCAAGGTTTAGTTCGGAGACGGTTGATGATACGATTGAGATAGAGAGGTCTAGGGATTGTTGATCTTTCTGGAGGTTGAGATTGTATATGGAGAAGATTATTTTTAGGTCTCATTCTATATCACTCCAATATTTAGCTGGTGTATCTTCAGTCTTACCCAATTTCAAGGAAGCTGGGACTGTGAAGGTTCGATAAGTTCCATGTACATCGCGGATTGTGACAGGAATTTCCATAGCGTCTCGAACTGCATTTGCATGCGAGTTATATCCTTCGGAGTATGAAAAAAGGATGGAGTCGTGGATCTGAGCATGAAGACGGAATGTTTTAGGATTAGGTAACGCAATATCATAAAATACTTTCATAAATCCTTCATTCAACGTTCTTGCATTAAGTGATTGAGGACAATGAGCAACGTATGAATTAAGATGCTGTTTATTCTTATCTGGCGAGCCGAAACAATATCTGGTCCAATCTCCGACCAATATTGATTTTTTTGCATCTCCTTCAGTTCGTCTATTAAAATCAATATGATGGCAAGCTCTTGAAACGAGCATTTTGGAGATAGTAATTTCTTGAGCCACCGAAGCATAATATGTTCCTGGTGAATAGAATTTGTATTCTGTGTCGGGGAGTTTGAGATAAGATTGTACGTTTTTACTCTTAAGAACCACCGGTCCTCGGATTCCTGGATAAGTTAAATGAAATACACTAAGACAATACTCTGTTATTTCCATCGGATCAAAGAAAGGTAAACCTAGTAATTTCTTTGCTTCCCATACTTTTTCCAATCCAATCGTATCTACCATAACCCCCGGACCCATATTGTATCCAGCGCCGTGATTGGTGCGTTTTGATAAATCGCGTAATTTCTTATTCTTAGTTTTCTTAGCGCCTTGATCGTAAATACTTTCATAAGACACTCCAAAGAAAGCTGAAGCGTTATTGGAATGGAAGTCTTTGTCCCCGGTAGTGTTCTCAATGAGTTTAATATCTCCAGATATGTGAGCAAGGTCTCTGGATTCAGCTTGTTCAAGATCACATTCTCCGATATAAAATCCTTCGTCAGCACAAATGGTTGTTTTTGTATGGGATGGTTCTCCAGATTCACCTCTTGGGATATTCTGAATTTGGAGCCCGCACCAGAAATGGTGCTCTCTACTCGCTAGACGACCTGTGTCTGTCCCATGAGGATTTAGAGCGTAAAGGATTCTTCCTTTATACTCTTTAGCCCCAGTCTTTGAGGTTTTTGTGATATCATCATCAGTCCTGAGATATGTAGTCCTGAGTTTACGTAATCCGCGGATTTTTAGAATCTTACCTAGAATAAATCCATTAAGAGGATGACGATAAGAAGCTTTGGAAAGTTCTTTCTCACCCGAAGATGTAATATCTTTACATCCCAGAACTGCGATTAGATTAGTAACTTGAGGAGGAGAGGATGGATTAAATAAAGGTCTACCTATACATCTACGAAGAACAGACAACTCCTCTTCTTCTTCTTTAACTACTTGTGCTCTTGCAGCTATATGCCGCTCTGGATCTCGTTTCAATCCTGTCATCTCTGCAAGGAGACAAGGATAGACTAGAGGAAATTCTAATACATAATTCCTCACTGCCCACTCTGGAGCCTGGAGCATTTGTTGAATCCAGACATTAGCAGTGGCCCAAGTATCTATTGCATTGTATTTGTAATACTCGTGTAGATCAGTTGTATCTGCGAGATCTTTCCAATACATTACATCACGAAGAAAGAATGCATTCAGAAATGCTAAATCTTTTGGAAGCTCTGAATACCAAGAATGCATCCCGTGTGCAGTATCGTAGAACCAGTTAGTAGGTACTGCATTGTATCGGAGAAGGTATGAATTATCATACTTCCCATTCTGGAAGATTTTCGGCGGGTCGAGTGTATTGAATCGCCGAATCCATTCTAGATTGTAATTTGAGTCGAGAGGTATAACCAGACTAGAGGTGCTGATACCACCGCTAGAAGAAACAAAGATAGCAGTATAACCAACACAGCGGATAGCAAGGTTGAGTTTAGTAGTTTCAATATCGATTGCGATCGCTGTAGCGTTAGAAAAAGATTCGAATACGCTTTGAGCATTAGATGGGTCGAAGACATTCCATCTGAAACTTGTTGATTCTGGCCAGTCTTTTGGGGCAGTAACTTTCGAAATAAATCTCTGAGCGATAAATTTACCATACGGCACCGTAAAGAGTTGTTTAAGCGGGTAGATGAACACTATCTCTCTGCCTTTGGGAGTCTTAAACAGAGAGCCTGCGTAATCTTCTAGAGAAGGATTATTTTTTGGATTACCTAAACGATTTAAGAGAGCAGATAAGATTGGGATAGAGGTAGAGACAATACATTTAACTCGCTTAGTATCGCAATACATGTCTAGATGTGCTAGAGTAGAGATCTGATCTAGACAGACAAAAGTACCTAAACCTCCAAACATACCTTTTAAGTATGGGAGGTATTCTTTATCGTCTGAGTGCCCTAGGAATAGAGCGTTTGGATCACTCATTTAACATTAAATTCGTGTATAGATGCAAAAGCGTCGCTAAGCATGACACACCAATATTCACCAAGTTTGACGGCAACAATAGTGTCTCCTTCCACACCTTTCGCATTATACTCTGTCGCCTTTGCTCTAGCTTCTTGTTCATTTCTAGTTATAAAATCATGCGTCTCGTTTTGAAATTCATCTTTAGTCATTTCTTACTCCCTATATCATCTCTAGATACAATAAACGGATGAATCTCTGCGTGCTCTACTTGTGCAGTTCCAGGGATAATTGTGAGTTTCTGATCTGATACTCTCAGTGCAAATACATCTCCCCGATTCACTACTTCATGAACCATCGTAGATTGGAACAGAGATTTTGCAGGAATACAACGGAGATAGAGTTCGGAGTTATAAGTGAATGCTTTCATAGGAAAAGAAAAGCTCCCCCAAGTTATTAGCCTGGAGGAGTGAAATGAGTTAGGAGATTAATTAATCAGAGTCTCAGACCACCTGCAAAGCAAGGATATCTGTATACACTTGCCCTGCCTGCTTTCCTTTCCTCACATCGGTAGTCACAAGACACTCTGCACCTGCCGCAGCTTCGAGCAATTCTCGATTTGTGTGTGGACCAAAATGCGTTGCCAGAGATTTCATAATCTCCTTGAATTTTCCTTGCCCCAGTTCAGCAGTGATTGGATTGTTGTGCTTGAAGAAATAGAACACTGAAGTCTCTGCTCCTTTAATTAGCGGTTCTGCTGTAGAGCCTGCAGGAAGTTCTACAGTCTCTAGTGCTTTGAATTTGATTTCAAAACCAGGGAAATTATTCACTAGCTTCTGTTCAAAATGAACTGTTACTCGATGAGTTCCTGCTGGGAATGGTTTGAATTCTGGCATGTCAGCCAGATCATCCAATGTACCATCTAGAAGGGAGTCCATGTCAAAATCTTTATCTGTGTTCATGAT